GAGTTCAAGTTGGGATTATTTCAAAAGTTATTCGGTTTAAAAGAGCCGACCGATTTCGCAAAAGCGGGTACTGATAAGCCCGAGGATAAAGAGCTTAACGAAGATTTTACCGGTTCGTTAGGCGGAAGTATGCCAGGTTTTGGTTACGATTCTACAGTAGGTTTTCAAGGTAATCCAAGTTTCGGGTTGGGTGGAGCTATTGGTGGTGAAGGCAACTTTATTGGCGATAGTTTCTGGGATGTTGGTGGCGTCTTTACTCGCGCTTACGGCAATCCAGGTTTGCAAGAAGTCGAGAAATCTTACATTATGCACCAACGTGCGATTTCATTATACCCAGAAGTAGCAATTGGTATTGAAGAGATTATGCGCGATCTTTTCCTTAAAGATGATCCATTAGTATTAGAAACTGAAGGTGAAGATGATAAACAATTCGAAATGGTTAACGAAATCTTCAATGAGTTCAAAAAGAAACCTTTCGTGGTGATTAACGGAATTAAAACTCCAGATGCTTTGATTACCTTTAACTTCTTAAAGCAAGCGTATATTGATGGTCGTATGTGCGTATTGAGCTTAGCAATCGACGCTAGCAAATTCGTAGGTAAAGAAAAAGCTAATGCTAAAAATATGCATGGGATGTCCGGTACCTTGTTGAACGAATCTATGGTACATTGGAAATCAAAAACTGCGTTTATCAACCCAGATCGTATCACTGAAAAGGATGTGGAATATTTGATTGAGTCTGCAAACGATTTCTACGAACCACTTTCGGTTACCAAAGACGGCGCCAAAACTCGATTCGATAAAAAGACTGGTAAAGCCATCCGAGATCCAAAAGGCTTAAGTGATGAGGAATCTAACGATAACTCAAACAAAATCCGAGTATTCATCCCAATCGATCCTTTAAAAGTAGTTGAACAAGATGGGGTTACCTACTATCAAGCAGGTCGTTCAAACAAAATGGAACTTAAACCAGAACAAGTCATCCAAAGTGACTTTGGTCTTTTTGATGTTACTGGGGCGCGCCACGGTTTCTTATTGTATGCATTCAAATATGCAAACCAATTGCAAGCTCTGCAAGATATGCTGATCCCGATGCGTTTTAGACGTTCGGTAGCTCGACGAGTATTCAATGTGGATATTTCAAACTTACCGCAAAATCGCGCTTTAGCGTATATGCAAGACCTCCAAACGAAGTTTAAGTATAAGAAACGATATGATGCGACTAGCGGTAAGATCGTAAGCGCTAACAATGAACCTACCGGAATCGTAGAAGATTATTGGTTTGCTAACCGCTCCGGAAGTAAAGGAACTACAGTTGAGACAATCGATGAGGCGGGTAACTTCCAAGATAGCTTGGATGATATCATGTACTTTAATAAGAAACTCTATCAAAGTATGTTTATCCCGTTGCGTCGAATTTTCGAAAGCGAAGCGAGCTACGATTACACCGCAAACTCCATCGAAGTGGATGAACTGAGATTCGTTAACTTCTTGGATCGCGTAAGATTCGTTTATTCGAATGTTTTCACGGAGATGTTCCGTCAAATTCTACGAGATAAACAGGTTCCGGAAGATTACATCTTGGATACTTACATCTCGTTGAACTACGAAGCTTGGTATGAGAAAGCTAAAGTCAAAGAAGACTTTGAGAAAGCATTAGATCTTTACGAAACCGCAAAACCTCTAATCGGTAAATTGTTTAGTGCCGAAACCGTAATTGATCGGGTATTCGATATGTCTGCTAGTGATGTTCAAGATGAGTTTGATAAGATCAAGCAGGAAATCGATGAAGGTAATACTTACTATCCGATTTATCAAGCTAACAAAGAACAAGATGATGAATATTAACATTAATTAAAGTTATAATATAAAACAATCTCCAAGTTACACTTCGGTGTAGTTTTGGAGTTTTTTTTTTTTGAACCTTCAGTGTTTCGGTCATCGAAACTCAACAACTTCAAAAAAATCTCGAAATAATCGAATTCTACACTTTAGTGTAATGATCGAAGTTTTCGATTTTTCGATTAAAGGGTTTTATTATAATAAACTAAACATCATTCATCAATTCATCCGCAACTGCGGAAAAATTTTGAAAATGAACCTTCAAAGTTTTGGTTACCGAAACTCCTCATCTTCAAAATAAAAAAAATCTCCACGATTGTGAATCTAGTGGAGATCTTTTATTATATTAAAACTATATTAACGTCTTAAATCTTCGCGTTGCATTACGGTTGCGATACTTTCGAAACCGGTGTTGGTTACGCGTAAGCGGATGTACTCAGCAACCCCAGTAGGAAGAATGTAAACGTCTACGATCAATTCATTATTCGCCATTGTTTCTGGTGAGTTGTTGCGATCACTACAATCTACATAGAAATCTTGCAAGCCACCTTCTGCTTTGAACGAATTCAACATTGGAGAAAGCGAACTTACTACACCTTGCATTACGTAATGATTGATGTTTTCCATCACGAATTGGCGTAAAACGCTTGAAGCATTTTGGACAATCGCGTTGGTCATTGAGCGGACGTGCCAGCTAATAAACGGATCTTCCATTTCTGCTAAAGTGCGGTTACCCCAAACTACGTTTCCTACCCCATTCATAGCAACAATCGGATTGATATTGTGACTGTATAAGATATCGCGATGGGCCTGGGAAGGATTGAAGATTAGGCGAACGCCTGGTTTCAATACCCCACGACGAACACCCGCAGAAGCTTTATGAGCTCCGTGTTTATCGTTAGTTTCACAACGAACACCAGCCAAGTCGCCAGCCACGTTAATTAAACGATGTTTATTGTTGTAAGTATCATAAGTAGCAAGATAGTTACCACCAATAACCGCGTTATCATATTTCAATACCATCGCATTTACAGTTTGTGCGGCATTTCCACAACACGCTGAACCATCTACGATATGCATACTTTCACGCCAATCCACCATCGCATCGATCATATGAATTGGATTTTTGCTAGCAAATAAGTTGTAAGGAGCCCCGACAATTGCGGTTACCGTTCCACGAGCTCTGGCAAGATTCACCGCACTTAAACCTTCATCCATTTCGTTAGCGATGATCACATCAAATTTGTAGGTATCTTGATCTTCGAAAACTTTATAGGCGTTCTCAATATCGGTCACCGAAACTTCAGCGTCTAATCCACCCAAAAGTTGTAATGGACGATTGATATCTCTTGCACTAAACGCAGTAGACCATAAGGTACCAATACCGCGACGAGCAAAGATGTAATTCGATTTTAAGTTAATCTCATCAACGATGAAGTTACCTTTGCCTGAACGATTTTCAGTACCTACGAATTGTTCAACAACTTGATCTACCACTACCCCGTCAAAAGCTAATTTTGCTGAAGTTAAATCTGCAGCGGAGTAATTCACTTTGAAATCTTCCGGTTTTACGATAGCGATTTGAACACTGTTGCCCCAAGAACCTGGAGATCTTGCCCAGAAGCTCATTGGAGAGTTCACATCATTCCAAGCATATGAATCACTGTAAAGATCGAAAGCATCCGGAGATTCGATGAATGCTTCATTAGCTACATTACCTACTGGATCTGAAGTTGGAGTGGAATTGAATTTTGATAGAGTTGGCATTTCTACTGATGCGTTAGTCGCCCCAGATAAGCGCATTAATTGATCATCTTTGAAAACGTCAAATTTTAATTTTGGAACAAATACGAAATTGTCTACATCTAAAACGGTATAGATGGCTCCATTGTTCGCGTTGTCGCCAGAAATGGTAAAGCGATCGAATTTTTTGAAAACTTTCTTGATACGATCGATGTCACCTTTCTTGAAGCCGAAAGGATTTTTGCCTGCTAGTTCGAATGATTTGATAGAAACGTCTACCGTAACATCCACATCTACGCCAACGTCGGCACAAGCATCGAAAGTATGATCTAAGTTTGCTGCACGAGAAACGAAGATACCTGGATGGTATTCTAAGAATCGAGCAACTTGATAGAAATCGTTATAGTTGAGATCGTTCGGGGTACCGAAATGGGTCTCAAGTTCACGAATGTCGGTGATCGGTAAAGCGTAACCTACCGGACCTTTGCTAAATTTACCAGCGAATGCGGCGCGGATAGCAGAAGGGTTACGTCTTGCAAAACGTAACGCTCTTTCTTCCCCGTAAACGCCTGGAGATTTATATGCCATTGTTTTAACCTCTTTTTTGTACGTACTTAAGTTAATATGCTTAACTTTATTAAAGTTAATATGTAAAGTTATTAATATTTATAAGTAACGTTAATAAAAGAGGTTTGAAAATCTCCGCTAACTTCGGAGACCCTTCATAAACTCCGCGGTAGCGCGATCTGCTTTGAGCTGATAGATTCGTTCTAAAATGATATCATGCGTCATCACTTTCGGTAACCGATCTTTCTCAATCATCGAAAGCAATCCGGATTTTTGAAGAAGTTCAAATTCTTTTTGATAGTCTTCCGGCGTAATAGTCTTATCCACTGAGTTAAACTCTTCTTCGGTTACCCGACCATTCATCATCGCGATTTCCAATCGAGTTTTACCTCGTTTAGCCAAAGCTTGTTGTTTGCGTTGTTCTTTAGCCTCTTCTTTTTGCAAGATCTTTTGTTGTTTCTTCATTTCGCGTTCCTTAATCTTTTCCTGTTGTTTGCGTTCACGCAAGATCGCTCGTTTTACTCGAGTAAACACAATCTTATCTTCGAATAAACATAAAGAACTTAGCAATCTCAATTCCCCGGAGATTTCACAACGGTAATACATCGCCATTCTTAAGCGCATTACGCGATTGCGTAGTTCTTTGTAAGCATTCGGGAATTGTTCCGGATCGGTATGTTCTAATTGTTGTACTACATCAAAATAGTATAATACCGTTTCACGGTCGCATACTAAAATTGGAACCGCTTGACCATCAATGTGTAAGAAATCCGGTTTTACATTAAAATTCATATCTTTACCCTCTTTATGCCCAGGTCACCACATCACCATTTACGGTAAGACCGTAAGCTTCTAATTCTTCGCGAATAAAGATTCCATTAGGGATGAAGATAGAGAACTCTCCGCGTTCCGCGGCTTGTTCTATAGCCTCAAGAGCATGTTGAACTTTAGCTTTAGTCGCGATTTGCTTCATTCGCTCTTTGAAATAGGCATCCGGTTCCGCGGTTGTCTGCATTTGTTTTACTAATTCAAGCAATTTAGATTTCGCTTCCTGTTGATCTTCCGGTTTGGTATTTTGGATAGTACTAGCGTTATTGTTGATGCGTACGGGCATCATTTCGCACATAAACACTTCATCTTCGTGGATAAGTACCTCATAAACGTGGCGGTCTACCGCGCACCAAGCAAATTCGAAATTATCTTCGTAGAAGCAACTACCTACGATAATGCGATCCGTTACTCGTTTGATCAATTTTACCTTACAAGAAGCGTCACCGTAGGTGCAGTTTTCTAAAACTTTAAATTGATATCTTAAATCAGATAATGCTGCATAAAAGGTTGATGTAGCATACATACTTTGATCAAAAGTTCTTGAATTCATCAATCCATTATCTGCTACATGTGCTTCTAATGCTGATACCAAGCTCATATATTCAGACTTATAAATTGTGCGACTCGCTAACGTATATCCAAGACGGTTAATGTTATAAGAATTCACGTAATCAGACATATCACAATTAAAATGTTCACTTAATAGTGATACTATTTCTTTCAAACTATAAAAATTCTGTGTAAGAATAGAGCTAGATTCCGTAAGCATAGTATCACTCATTTTCTCTACATCCATTGATAACATATCAGCATGTCTATATGGAGTTATAGGACTAAAGTAATTAGCTGTAAATGTAGCTTTATCTACACCATATGTCATTTCGTATAATGCACAAAAATCAGATACAGAAATAGGACTTTCAGATTGCAACAATTTTATAACCTGTTTCTCACGACTAGCATCACCAATAATAATATTAGGCATACGTAGAAACTCAATATTAAGACCATTAATTCTGTTCTGGCATTTCTTTAAAATATTATGAAGCTCATATTTATCATGTATCTCCCATTCTTCTAACACATCTGGTCGGTTAGCCACAAACAACTCTGTAGATACTTCCATATTGTTATATTCATAAAGGCCCAAATCATTAATTAATTGGTTTATATCAAGATTTCTAGTTTCGTAATATCTGAACCATTTTTGATACTTCCAAACGGTATAAAGACTATCAGAAACACGAACCCCAAAATTTCTTAAATCAAAACGTAAACTATCATCAATTCCTGCTGCATCTAAAATCATTATATACTTATTATAAGCATCTTGTAGTTTTATATCTTCTGTACAATAAGTCGAAACAAACCAATATAATATGGCCCCTTTCTTAGGC